TTACATCTCCCGCGAATTAAATCGCTCCAACCAACGCAAGTGGGTCGCTGCCGTGCGAATGCTCGGTGACAAGTGGCTGCTCGCGCAATCAGTAGATCGTAAGGAAACCGTATGAAAGTAACCATAGCCGAGCGCATATTTAACATCGTGCGCGACACCCCGGGCCTGACCGAGGAAAATATCCATGAGATTCTGTCCGCGGATATCAAATACAAGACCGTGTCCGGTAAGTCCTTGATTTACAGGATGCTCCGCGCCAAGTTTCTCCGCAAGGACAGGAACGGAAAGTTTTTCACGCACATTGATACGTACAAGCCGCTGCCTGCGTACAAACCAAAGCGCAAGAAGCCTGTCTTGGTAGAGGCGGCGATGGCACAGCCAGTTACGGGAGGGTTCCTCGGTGGACTCGGACGACGCATCAGTGCTTACTTTAGGTAATGGCGAGGATTACTCAAGGTTTTCCATGCCCCCAGTGCGGGGCATGGACGAGGGTGTTAGAGACGCGGAAGGGCGTAAGGAAACGGGAGTGCGGGAACTTGCACCGTTTCTTTACCGAGGAGAAAGTCCTTGGCCCTTCAAATATCAAATCAAAGGAGAGTGAAGATGGCGTTAATCTGGAGATGCGCGACACAAGCGGCGAGGGATTCGCTACGGAATAGAACTCCCATCGAGGAGATTCTCAGGGCGACAGGCACAGGCTGGGAAATCCCCGAGGGGTTCGAGCCACCCGAGGACATGACGGCAAAAGAACTGGCGGTGTGGCTACGCGAAGTGGCAAGGCCATGCGTACTCTAGTATTTGTTTTTACGTTGTCACTCTGGCTCTACGCCTGTTCGCAGCCGCTCGTGGAAGATGAGGATGATGTATTCGAGTGCGATCTGAGTAAAGACGGGAAGTTTCTTGTTTGCCACGAACGCAAGCGAACGGAAACGGCTGGTAAGTAATGGACTGACCGCCCTGTTGGGTGGCCTGAAAGGAGTAAGACATGACTGACGCTAACGCCGTACAAGTGGGAGGCTCCCACTACAAAGACAAAAGCATCCAGCCGTGGGATTACATCGTACAGAACGAGATCCCATATCTGGAGGGGAACATTATTAAGTACGTCAGCCGCTGGCGCGACAAGGGCGGGGTCGATGATCTCCGCAAGGCGCAGCACTACTTGACCAAGTTAATCGAAACGGAAATAAATAAGTAAGGGGCGGGCTCATTTCGTCAGAGACAGACATGGCCTAGTAGATGTAGTTAATCTCTGATGGCAGCACCCCCGCCCCGCAGTTTTCGGGTGCTGCCGCTCTCTTAGCTTGGGGCAGGCAAGCAATCTACTCATCCTGCCACCCCCAATTCAACAAGGACTCACATGGCACAAACGCCTGAAGGGCGCGTCAAGGCTGCGTGTGTTGCAGTCATCAAGAAGCATGACGCTTACTATTTCTTCGCCGCAGCCAATGGCTACGGCAGGGCCGGGATACCGGACATCATCGTGTGCTTCAGAGGATTCTTTCTGGGCATCGAGTGCAAGGCAGGGAAAAATACTACGACTGCTTTGCAAGAGCGAGAGATCGCTCACATCCACCGCGCAGGCGGTTCCGCAATGGTTGTCCGTGAGGACGGCATTGATTTGTTAGACAACTGGTTCGAGGAGAGGAAATGATGGATAAGGAAGCATTGTTGAATAGAGCGCAACTGAGTTTGCAGTTGGCTAGTAACTTGGAAAGTTTTGATGACGACGAACAGATACAGTGTCTGAAGTTGTTCACCATGATCACCATGTGTTTTTTGAAGGGTAAGGACACCAGCGGCGTGCTGCTGCTCCGCATAAAGGACACGCTCACCGTGGCGGGTATGAACGCCGAAGAGCATGAGGCTGAAGAGTTGGTCTACTCCGCAGCCAATGCGTTCGTGGACTCACATCAACGCCAACACACAGGAGAGACGCATTGAGCAGGCCATACGACAAGATACTTGCCATCGACTTCGAGACTCGATGGGACAGCAAGGACTACACGCTCTCGAAGATGACCACCGAGGAGTACATACGAGATGAGAGATTTCGAGCGTTCGGTTGCTGCTTCCATGAATATGGGAGTGACGGACCAATTGAATGGGTTCGAGGAGAGTACCTACCTGCGTTCTTGGCAGACATCGACTGGGGACGAACCGCTGTACTTGCACATAACGCCCAGTTTGATATATCGATCCTTGAGTGGCGATACGGCATCCGCCCCGCATTCATCTTCGATACGCTGTCAATGGCTCGCGCTCTACGTGGCGTGGAGGTTGGCAATTCCCTCGCGAGACTCGCAATCGCTTTTAATCTTCCCGAAAAGGGGAGAGCCGTACATTCAACAGACGGGCTCAGCGAACTGGACGCAGAGATCTCTTTCGAGTTGGGGGAATACTGCAAGCACGACGTATTTCTCTGTGAGCAAATATTTGGAAGACTTGTCGAGGGATACCCCGTCAAAGAACTTCGACTGATCGACCTGACGCTGAAGATGTACACGCGCCCCATGCTGGTACTAGATGAGGAGATGTTGATGGATGCGTTGATGGAGGAGAAAGAGAAACGTGAAGAACTCCTTCAGAAATGTGGCGTGGATGAGGCTGCGCTTGCTTCAAACCCTCAATTCGCGGCCATCCTTGAGAGGCTCGGAGTACCGCCGCCTCAAAAAGTCAGCAAGACAACGGGCAAACAAACACTCGCGCTCGCTAAAAATGATGCAATGTTTCAGGCGCTGCTCAACTCCGACAACGAGGATGTTGCCCTGCTATGCGAGACTCGCCTTAAAGTTAAATCCACTACTGAGAGAACACGAGCGCAAAGGTTTCTGGACATTGCAGCGCGTGGCACGCTTCCTGTTCCGCTGACCTACTACGGCGCTCTGTCTGGGCGGTGGACTGCCAGCAAGGGCAGCGCCATCAATATGCAGAACCTCAAGCGGGGGTCGTTCCTACGCAAGGCCATCATGGCCCCCGAGGGGCATCAGTTGGTGGTGGGGGACTTGGGGCAGATCGAGCCACGTGTGCTGGCGTGGCTGGCTGACTACGACGACCTGCTGGACATCTTCCGTTCAGGCGGCGATCCATACGCGCAGTTCGGCGCACAGATGTTCAACACCCCGGGCCTGACCAAAGACTCTCACCCAGATCTACGGCAGTCGGCCAAGTCCGCGCTGCTGGGCTGCGGGTACGGCATGGGGTGGGCGTCGTTCGCTGCTCAGTTGTTGACTGGCTTCCTCGGAGCCAAGCCCGTGATGTACGACAAGGTGTTCTCCAAGCAGGCGGGAGTTTCCTACGCGAAGGCGCACAAATTTGTGCATTCAGCCGAGACCGTCAAGAAGATGGAGGAGATTCCCCACACCTGTTCGGAACAGGAACTGCTCATCCATTGTTTTGCAGCCAAGGCGATCATCGACAAGTATCGCAAGACCGCTTGGCCTGTCGTGACGTTCTGGAATCTATGCAACAACCTGATCGAGGACAGCCTGTACGGGGGCAAAGAGTACGTCCACAAGTGCGTGACCTTCCGCAAGGGTGAGATCGAGTTACCCAGCGGGATGAAGTTGCTCTACCCTGACTTGCAGCACAGCGTGGACGAGCAGGGGCGGTTGCAGTGGACGTATGGCCCTGACCGTGTTAAGCTGTACGCGGGAAAGATAGTGAACAACGTCACGCAGGGCGTAGCCCGATGCGTGATGACGGATGGGATGCTGCGCGTAGCCAGACGATATCCAGTTGTTGGGACGGTGCATGACGAACAAATCGTCTGTGTGCCAGATGCGGACGTTGACTTCGCCAAGACATGGGTCTTGGAGCAGATGACTGTCGAGCCGAAATATATGCCGGGGATCCCTCTGGCCGCTGACGGTGGCGCGCACCGTAGGTATGGACTAGCTAAAAACTAGGAGAGGCAAATGCATGAAGGACTGGCACTAGGCCACGCAAGGGCAGACGATGCGGCTATGCACGCAGGGGATAGCTGGGTATCTATGGCTATCGAAGCGTTTAGATCGCACGCAACTGTAAACCAGTGGTTTACAACAGAGGAGGTTAGGCAGGCATTCCCAGACTTGCCTAAGCCGCCTGACAAGCGTGCGTGGGGGGCAGTGCCCCGCCTTGCACAGAGAGAAGGACTTATCGTGCCACACGGTTGGGTACGCGCCAACAGCCCGACAGTTCACGGAATGGTTGTAACCCTGTGGGAATCAAGAATACACAAAGGAGAAGCAAATGGTAGAAGTGATTATCGACTACGCGTACCCATGCATGATGGCCGAGAATGCGCTCAGAAAAGTGCATGACCATATGTTGCATGGAAACTTCGATGCGGCTATCGAGGAATCCATGAAGGTTTTGGTGGAAGCCAAGATCATGTTGAACTCAATCAAAGAGATGAAAGGAAGGTCAAATGCTGATACCCAAGAGCTTTGAGTTGGGTGACCGCACGTACACCGTGCTGGTATTGCCCACTATGGAGAAGCGTGGTGTCATGGGCGCTACGTACTTCAAGTCGGCTCGCATCGAGATCGGCAAGAAGAGCAAGATCACAGGCATGGCGTACAAGCAAGAAGATGTCGATGACACCTTCTGGCACGAGTTAACCCACGCCATCCTCAACGACATGGGCAGCAGCCTTGATCGTGACGAGGAGTTCGTGATTGCCTTCTCCAAGCGTCTTGCTCAAGCCGTGAGTACCGCCAAACTATGACCAAGAATGTTACGTGGTCGCATTCAGCCCTCAAGGATTACGAGGGCTGTGCTCGGCGGTATCACGAGGTGAAGGTACTGAACAAGTATCCGTTCACCGATACCACGGCAACGATATACGGGAAGGAGATGCACAAGTCGATTGAGGACTTCATCAAGGACGGCACGCCGCTCTTGCCTCAGTTTGCTTTTATTCAGCCCGTGATCGACGCCACCATGTCCAAGTCCGGGAGGAAGTACGCCGAGTATGAGATGGCGCTTACCAAGGACTTGCGGCCATGTAACTTCAACTCACCTGATCGGTGGGTGCGGGGCATCGCTGATCTGATCATCATCAACGACGAGAACCTGACCGCCCGTGTGGTGGACTGGAAGACAGGTAACAACAAGTACCCCGACAGGGATCAGTTGCGCTTGATGTCGCTGATGGTGTTCGCCCACTTCCCACACATACGGGAAGTGAAGTCGGCGTTGTTGTTCCTGCTCAAGGATGATATGGTCACCCACAGTATGGCGCGAGAAGAAGCCGAGGCTGAGTGGTGGAAGTACCGCGAACGCACGGCCAAGCTCGAAGCAAGTTACGCCAACGATGTATGGAACCCCACGAGGACACCGCTATGCGGATGGTGTCCTGTGAAAGACTGCGCCTACAACACAAAAAGGAACTAGAAATGTCACTTATTAAACCATACGAGCCCTACTTTGATGCCCCCCATCAATGTCACGTATGCAGCGCGCACGTTGCTTTAGATGACGTTGCTGTGGTTCACGACGGATATGTTAGGGCGCGTTACCAAGATGAAGATTACGGTTCAATAGTTCTACACACTTGGTGTGCGACTGTACTTGCCATGCGCCTTATTTACGATGCAATGAGTAACGAACGCTCAGTGGATACACCGCAGCGTCCGATTGAGCGTCTTCGGAGAGACTGACATGGCAAAGGCTAGAGACTACAAAAAGGAATACCAACGCGATCTCCAGACTGGCAAGTCTGGCCCCGGGTCAGCGCAAAGTGAGCGCCAACGCGCACGCCAAGCGTTTGATGCCAAGGGTGTTGACCGTGCGGGGAAGGATATTGATCACATCAAACCGCTACGCAAGGGGGGTAAGTCCACTCCCGGAAACTTGCGGCTCCGCAGTAAGAGCGCCAACCAAGGCGACAACAAGTAAATGAGAGAGCAATGCAAATACTCGATAACAAGGCACTAGTATTCAAAACCAGAAACCCCGACAAGTACAACATCATTCCCAGAAGTAAAGCCGTCAAGCGTGACGACGGCGGATATGACGTTGCCGTCTTCTGGGGATTGGATGAAGTCAGGGTACTGAAAAATCTGGGGGTCAAGAATGTTCCCTCACCCATCACAAAGAAGTACGACTGGCCCGGGCGCTATATACCGATGGCCCACCAGATCGAGACAGCATCCTTCCTGACGATCCACCGTCGAGCGTTCGTGTTCAGCGAACCGGGAACAGGCAAGACGCTCTCAGCGTTATGGGCAGCGGACTACCTGATGAAACGCAAGGAGATCAGGCGCTGCTTGATCCTTTGCCCCCTATCGATCATGCAGTCGGCGTGGGTACAGGACTTGAGCAACAGCGTGTTGCACCGCAGCATAGTTATCGCCCATCACCCCAAGGCAGCGCGGCGCATCGAGATGCTCCAAGAGGACTTCGAGTTCGTGGTCGTCAACTACGAAGGGCTTGACCTGATCGCAGACGAGATCAGGAACGACGGACGCTTTGATCTGGTTATCGTAGACGAGGCAAACGCTTACAAGACGATAACCACTCGTCGCTGGAAAGCATTGGCGGGGATCCTCAAGCCTGATACGTATCTGTGGATGATGACTGGCACGCCAGCATCGCAGTCGCCTGTCGATGCGTTCGGTCTGGCTAAGTTAGTCAATCCATCAGGCGTTCCCAAGTTCCTGACAGCGTGGCGCGATCTGACCATGAACAAGATCACCAGCTTTAAGTGGGCTCCGAAAGCCAATGCGCCTGACCTAGTGTTCGATGCGCTACAGCCAGCGATCCGGTACACCAAAGAGCAGTGCCTCGATCTGCCGCCAGTTACCACAGTCTCACGAAACGTCCCTCTCACGCCCCAGCAAGCCAAGTACTACAACCTGCTCAAGGATCAGATGATGATTCAGGCGGCGGGAGAGGTAATCAGCGCGGTCAACGCCGCTGCTGGAGTAAGCAAACTGCTTCAGATCAGTTGCGGGGCAGCGTACACGGATGACAAGGGTGTGGTCGAGTTCGACGCCACGCCGAGGCTGACGGTGCTGGAGGAGATCCTCAACGAGACGAGCCGCAAGGTTCTGATCTTCGCCATGTTCAGCAGCAGCATCGCCGCCGTCCACGCTCACCTACTCAAGCGGGGGATTGCCGCCGAGGTGATTCAAGGCAGCGTCACTCCCAACAAGCGTAGCGACATCATCCGCAGGTTCCAGCACGAGAAAGAGCCACGAGTGTTGGTCATGCAGCCGCAAGCATCAGCCCACGGCATCACGCTCACCGCTGCCGACACGGTGGTTTTCTACGGCCCCCTGATGAGCGTCGAGCAGTACGTACAGTGCATCGCCCGCTCAGATCGCAAAGGCCAGACCTCTGACAAGGTCACCGTCATACACATCCAAGGCTCGCCCATCGAGAAGAAGATGTTCAGAGCGCTCGCCCAAAAGGTGAGCGACCATTCGCTGCTCACGCAGATGTTCGATGAAGCAATAAAAGATTGAAGGAGGGGTTGCACACACTTTCGTTCCATGTAGAATGTCAAACGCTAGACAAAACCACAAGGAGAAGCAATGACTGATGAACTCGTGCCAATGGACAAATTGGCAAAGATCTACCGCAAAATCAGGACTGAGATCGAGACGCTTACCAAGGTCTACGACACTCAGGTCGAGCAGCTTAAGCTGCAACAAGACGCGCTCAAGAGCGCCATGAAAGATCAGATGCAAGCGCTGGGTGTGACTTCGGTCAAGACCGAGCAAGGCACTGTCGTCATGTCGGTCAAGACGCGGTTCACCACGAACGACTGGGATTCGTTCAAGAAGTTCGTGGCTGAACAAGACGCCCTCGACCTGTTCGAGCGGCGCATCAACCAGACCAATATGAAGGTCTTTCTCGAAGAAAACCCCGGGGTCGTACCGCCCGGGCTGAACTCCAATTCGGAGTACGACATCTCTGTACGCAAGCCAACTTAAGGAATCAATATGAGTAACGTAGCACTGTTCAACCCCTCAAGCATCCCGGCATTTGCACGGGCAGCAGGGCTCTCGGATGTCGCCAAGGCGCTGGCTGGTAACAGCGGCAGCGGCGGTAAGCGCATCTCCATCAAGGGCGGCGTGTTTCGCCTGATGGCTGACGGCAAGGAAATCGCCGCCATCGACGAGCGCTTTCTCGATGTGGTCATCGTCAAGGCAGCGGCCAAGGTCGCCCGGATCTTCTACATGAGCAAGTACGACCCAGAGGCCGCAGCCGCTGCGCCCAACTGCTGGAGCACGGACGGCGACAAGCCTGACGCAGGCGTCAAGGAGCCACAGTCGAAGACTTGCGCTTCCTGCCCACAGAACGTGGCGGGTTCCGGTAATGGTCAGAGCCGCGCTTGCCGCTACCAGCAGCGTCTGGCAGTGGTTTTGGAGAACAGCATCGAAGGGGATGTTATGCAGTTGGCGTTGCCCGCAACGTCGATCTTCGGGAAAAGCGAGAGTGACAATCACCCACTCCAAGCGTATGCTTCTTGGCTCCTCAATCAGAGTGTGGATCCTGCAATGGTTGTGACGCGGATGAAGTTCGACACGAAGGCAGAAGCGCCCAAGTTGTATTTCAAAGCCGTGCGCTGGCTGACCGATGACGAGTACGCCGTTGCTGCCGAGAAGGGCAAGTCGTCAGAAGCCATCAAAGCTGTCGCGCTGAACGTCTCGGCAGTAGACGGCGTGAAGCCTGCCCCACTCAATCTGGGTGGAACTAAACCCAAGGCTGCGCCAGTAGTCGAGGAAGAGGAGGAAGAGGCTCCAGCCCCTGCGCCCAAGAAGGCAGCGGCCAAGCCCAAGGCTGAAGAGCCTGCCGAGGAGCCAGCCGAGCCAGCGGTTCGCAAGGCAGAAGCCAAGCCATCCGCCGTCCCTCCCAAGAAGAGCTTGGCCGACGTAGTGTCCGACTGGGACGACGAGTAACTAGAAAGGTTTTGGGGAAGTAGTGGCGCGGCGGGTTAGCGCCGCCGCAGGAAGTTGGACTTCATTGGTTGCAATAAACACTGCTTCATGTGCTCCACTGCTTCCCCATCCCACACATATGCCTTACTCACAAAAGACCATTAACGCGATAGCCAACTGCCCCAAGACGCTGGGTAACCAGCTAGGGCGGTGGGCCATCAATCGCGACTTCTCCGTCGTTCGCATAGCCAAGGCGCTGGGGGTTACCCGCCAGACTGTTTACAACTGGTTCTTGGGCGGGGAGATTTTCCCTGCCTACACGCAACGCGCCGAGATGCTGCTGAACATCCTCAAGAACACACCGACTGCCGACGAGGCATGGAGACTGATATGCAAAGAGTACGATCTGAAGCCGTAACGCGGGATGAACTTCGTGAGCGGATGGAGAGATTTGCCAGCCTAGACATGGATCTTTCGCCAGAGGAATCAAAGCGGCTTGCTAACTGGATCGAAGACTATATGGACGAGCTAGGCAAGAGAAACCCAGAAGACCCACGCCAACTGCGCCTGTTCGACTGACCCGCTAAGGACCGACATGAACCCGCTTGAGTTTCTAGCGGTTGTTTTGCCGTCTCCGCAACACGGGTTGTATTGCGCGGCAGAGCTATCCACAGTAAAAAAAGAACACCTATTCGTCACAGACCTCAATGAAATCTATCCTGCCGTAGACAACTGGGTATCGGACAACAAGAACGCATACTTCGCGCTCTCTACATTCGTCAAGGCGGGTAAGCGCACCGCAGCCAACGCTCGATACATCCGGTCATTCTTTATCGACATGGATGGGTACGCCTCGAAGAAACAAGCAGCGTTAGCACTCAGCGCGTTCCTTTCTGCTACTGGTCTGGAGCAGTTCGGGCGTCCGTGGATCGTTGGCTCCGGTGGTGGGCTGCACTGCTACTGGCCGCTGCAAGATGACATCCTCATCGATGACTGGAAGCCGATTGCCGAGAACCTGAAGCGCTTGTGCAAGCAGGAGAAGCTTGCTATCGACATGACGGTGACGGCAGACTCAGCGCGGGTTCTGCGTATCCCCGGCACGCTCAACTTCAAAGAGAAGTACGGCGAGCCCCGCCATGTGGTGCTGCTGTCGGAAGGCAGCATCTTCGACTTCAATCTGCTGGGCGAGTTCATCACCAGCAAGCTGACCGCGCTTCCTCCAGTCGCGGTAACGCCAGCGCTTAATCTGTTGGGTGAACGCCCCAAGTCCCTGCCCACAGCGACTGCGGTCAAGATGTTCGAGAACTCCACGACGAGTTTCAAGAAGATCCTCAACGCGACTAAGGCGGGTACTGGGTGCGCTCAACTTCAGCACTACGTCGAGAACGCTGCGGAAGAAGGCATGGAGCCAGCGTGGCGTGGTTGGTTGAGCATCGCCAAGGTCTGTACGGATGGGGACAAGGCGGTCAGGTGGCTGTCCAAGTTACACCCCTACGATGAAGACCGGATGCACGCCAAGCTTGCCCAGATCAAGGGGCCGTACCCCTGCACCAAGCTGGAGAGCGAGAACCCGGGCCTGTGCCATACCTGCCCACACTTCGGCAAGATCACCAATCCGCTGGCGCTAGGGCGTGAGGTAGCGCTTGAGACCGAGGAGAAAGAGATCGAGGTCGTGCTGCCGTCAGACAGCCCGTCGATCCCTGATGAAGTCGTCAAAGTCATTCGTCCCACGCCACCCAAGGGGTTTGCCTACGGGGCCAATGGCGGCATCTACATGGAGAAGACCGACGAGGATGCTGCCGGGAATAAGGTCAAGCGCCAGATTCTGCTGCTGCCGTTCGATCTGTTCGTCGTGGACATTCTCAACTGCCAAGGCGTACACACCGTCCACATGATGGCGGTCAAGCCCAAAGAAGGCGTGCTCCAGATCATGCTGCCGCAGCGTGCGGTGGTCAGCAAGGACGAGACGGTCAAGGCGCTGGCCGAGCAGAACATCATCGCAGCCATCGGGTCAGGCAACGATGTAAACCTGTTCGCATACGTCAGGCAGTGCGTGGAGGAAGCCAGTAGCGGCAAGGCTCCCATCAAGGTTCCATCAAGCTACGGCTGGCAGGAAGACGACACGTTCGTCTACTCCGGGCGCATCTATTCCAAGAAGGATCCGCTCACCGTCCCCATGAAAGAGTTGCAGAATCAGAACGCCTACACCAAGCCTGCGGGGACCATCGAAGGCTGGCGGGAATGCATCAATCTTCTTATCCGCAAGAAGATGTATAGCCATCTGGCTATTATGTTGGCAGGAGCTTCGGCCCCACTGATGCGCTTCACTGGCCTGTACGGGATGACGTACCACTGCGGCTCGACGGAGTCGGGCACGGGCAAGTCGCTGGCGCTGGAAGCCGCCGCATCTATCTGGGGTCACCCAGTCCGCTACCGCACAGGCAAGGGGACATCGCCTGTTGCCATGCAACAGCGCTTGGGGCTGCTGGGCAACATTCCACTGATCACTGATGAGATCACCAGCAAGAATCGCAAGGACTTCGAGTGGTTCCCCGAGTTCTTGCTGGACATGACCGAGGGTCAGGGCAAGGAGCGCATGGAGTCTGGCTCCAACAAGGAACGCCTGAACCTGTCTACGTGGATGACGGTGGCGATCATGTCCTCGAACACCCACGCTGTTGATAGTTTGACAGGTGGACGCAAGCACGCAGCCGAGGGTGAACTGCGCCGCCTGTTGGAATTTACATGGACTGAGGTTCTAAAGTGGGAGCCACACGAGATCGAGATCATCAAATCCTTGCAGCATAACTACGGTGTGGCAGGTCACATGATGGTCGATTACATGGCGAAGAATGTTGACCTGTTGAAGACGATGGTTCCTGACTGCGCTCGGCAAATCTTCAAAGACTTCGGGGCTACGAACGACGAGCGGTTTTGGGTGGGCAACATCGGGGCGGCGCTCGCTGCGGGGATCTTGTTCAATAAGACTCATGCAGGGATTATCGAGCTACCCATGCGCGAGATCATGAACACATTCAAGGAGTGTGTTGAGAATATGCGGATCAACATCAAGGGCAGTGCGCGTACCGCCGAGGATGTACTGAACGCCTATACCCGCGACAACTACGGCAAGATGATCGTGGTGCGCTACGACGACGCGCTCAAGCGTTTGATTACTACGCTTGGGGAGGAGAGGGAGGTCGATCAGTCGCTGACGCGCTCATCCATCATGGGGCGGGTGGAGCACGACGTTACCCCAGAGCACATCGATTACTACATCGAGGAGGGGATGCTCAAGGCGTACTGTGCGTCGATGAGCTTCGGCTACACGGACTTCAAGCGGCAACTGGCCGATATGTTCGTGGTCACGCATATGCCCAAGAAGAACATGACCTCGAAGACCAAGGGGCCGCAGATGCGCGTGGCTGCGCTGAAGATCAGCCGCAGGAAGACCACCATGCAGGAAGACGACGAGGGCTCAGAACTGATCGGAGGCGATGGTGAAACTGCGGATCCACTATCCGTGGACTGAGTTAGATCCGGGCGACGGGTTCTTCATCCCGTGCCTAGACCCCGCTCACATTCGAGAGATGGGACTGCGTGAAGCGTACAAGATGAGGATGATGAATGCCCGGGCGATCCCGGGCATTCGTGACGAGCTTATTGGGGTTTGGTTTTATCTACAGCTTGGCGCATCTGAGCCGAGTACTTGATCTTCGCCTGACGAACTTCATCCAGCTTAGAGCGCTTTTCTTCTGGTGATAGGTTGGATGCACGTATGGCGTTTTCATACTGCGTGAGTTCCCGGATCGTTGAGATGTACTCGCCAGCAACTTCCGACATCATGTACTCGTTGCCACGCTTAGCAATAAGCTCCTTAGCATCGGAAACTAAGCCCTTATTGATAAGCCCTTCTACCGTCTTGTCGATCTTCTGGATCTCCAGCATATGCTCGTACATATCGGTGATGATGCCGCCCGCATCGTTGGGCTGGAACGCCCCGCCGATCACAGGCATTTCAGACAAGCGCTTGTACGCTTGCTCTGGCCCTGTCTGTCCTTTGGCGGGCACGCCTGAACTGACTGCTTGTAGCAGCGCCAAGCCCATCGTCCCGGTGTAGCCCTGCACCAGATACTCCAGCATGATTGGAGAGACATTAAGCCCAGAGGCAATGTACTTGGCGATCTCCGTGGTGTCAGCGCGGAACTGCGCTTCGGGCAGCATCTGCTGCTCTTGGCGGCTGAGGATGTCGCGACCTGTGTAGAACGACCTGCCCAGCCCCGCCTCGATGGCGGGCTTCATTGCCTGCGGGATGCCATACGAAGAGCCGCCCGGGATAAGTGACTTGAAGATCGTGAAGAACGCTTTCCCCGCCTCTTCGCCGCCATGCTCGGCGGCTATTATGTTCACTATTGCTTCAGGCAGCGCCTTGAAGATGTAGCCGATTTCAAACGGGATTGGCATCCTAAGCGGTTCGTCAATGCCCGGGATACGGATAAACCAACTGGCGTACTTCTGGTCAGGCGTGGCGTTTTTGTATGCCTCATCGTCCTGCATCGCTGCGGCGTAGGTCATAGAGATTCCCGCCACCAGCAGGCCACGCGCCATGAGTTTCTCTTGAATCTTGAGACGCTCATTAAACGGAAGCTGCCCACGGAACGCCTTGTATAGCACGTTCATCGACTGGATCTGCGCGTTAAAGAACGGGATTAGCGAGTTGGCGAGGTGGATACTGGGAGATGAGCCGCGCTTGTTGAAGTTCATGGACTCCAGCGCCATGAGCGTGGCTTCCATCTCGGACAGCCCTTGCTTGATGTAGCTGTTGTATTGAGCGCGGCGGGTAAGCGCATCGGCCTCCATGCTCACAGCTTGAAGTTTGCTGACAGCTTGCGTCCACGAGGTCTTGTCATCTGCGATGTCTTGCAGGATCTTGGTCAGGTCTTCTGATCCGCCAGTAAAGATCTGTCCACCAGTGATACCCCGACGCTCCAGCGTGTCCTTGGCTGCGCCGTTGATTTCCTTCAGTGCCCCCATGACAGGCGTGAAGTCAGCGCCAGAAAGGATCGGTGCAGCCAGTGAGTCTCGGAACAACTGCTTGGCGATATACAGGGGGGATACGGTGATCGTCTTACGCAAAATGGTGGCAGGGAACGCCAGTAACCGTCCTAGCCCCGACAACTGCACGGGGATGCCTTCCATCCCCTTGACGAGAATGTCTGCATCAATACCGACTGTGTCGGTGTCGATCATGGCCGCAACATCTTCTCCGTCTTGGCGGAACTTGACGACGTTCGGCCCCGCCATATTCTTGCTACCGATCTTGGCGAGCTTCATCGCCACGAGTTCCATGACGCTGTTCTTGGTTGCCAGATTTCGCAGCGCCATGTCTGTGAGCAGGTTCGTGTTCTGCACGGAACTGGTCATGAAGTCCAAGATCGCAGTGTCGCCACCAACAAGCTCTTGCAGGTACGGCTGGCTGGCAATGCTGCCTACACTGATGGGCGTCTCGTTGCCAATGACCATCTCGGCCACGCCATTGCGTTGGCGATACCAAGGGATGTAGTCGTTTTGCTTCAGCAGTTCTGCGGCAACGTCCTTCTTGATAGCGCCCGCCTGCACGGCAAAGTTGATCAGCCCCTTGTTGTACTGGTTGTATTCAGCACGCGCACGATCAAAGATTGCCTTCAGCCCGGGCGTTGCAGCAATAGCCTTCATGGCTTGATCAAGATCGGCCTGCGTCAAGGCAGTACCGAAATGCAGCGCGGCAAGTCCTTTGTCTTGAGCGCGGATAGCAGAGAGGTACAGTGTGAACAGGCGGTTGACGCCCTGCCCACTACCGACCATCTTCTTGGCTTCCTTCAGGGTTTCGACAACGCCCTTGAGAGACGGACCTTCCTTGCTCTCGATCAGGAACTCTTTGCCGCCATCAGGGCGTGTCTTCTCAACGCGCTGTAGAGCGCCCCTAGAGACGGACTGCGCTACGAAGTTCATGCGTTGGTCGTACATACGCAGGTAGTACATCATCTGCGTGCCCTTGAGCGCAGGCATGGTCTTGGACAGGCGCTCGAAGCCAGCGAAGCGGTCTACGATCTTCGTCTCGAACGCAAGCCCTGCGTTGTTCGCTTTGAGGTTGTCGAACAGGGTTTGATTCTTGGCGATGAACTTGTCGCCAATTGCTCCAGCCGACGCCAGCGTGTCGTTGGCGTATGTTGCGGTAGACCGGAACAGCGTGCGATTGTCTGTGACGTTTCCTCTGACCGATGCACTCAGCGCGTCATCGATGAGTTGCTGTAGCGGACTCGGGTCCATTCCGCGAATCTGCTTGGCGAGTTCCGACATACCGAAGCGCTCGGCAATGCTTGCGAACCAGTTACGCATCTGTTGCAGCAGCCCCGGCGGCTTGCGCGTTTCGGCCATATCGGCCAGCACTTCTTCAACTATGTGAGCGCGAGTTGCGTCGTCGAGCGCGGAGTCACTAAGTCCGGGGTTCTTCTCCACGTAGTCTTTTCTGTACGCCTCTACGTCATCAACGTGCTTCTTGTACCACGATTGCGCTGAACCTCTGATGTCCGCGCTCTGGTCGTAGAGCTTGTTCATCAAGGCGGTGTACTCATTACGATCCATCAAGTTTGCAAGTCCCTTGTGGAACAACTCGTGGTAGATCGTCTTCATGCCCTCGACGCCGTCTGCAATGCCGTCACGGAAGAGGTATAGCTGCCCGTTGATAAGAGCGCCTGCCCTAGTACCTGCCTTTTGCTTCGGGTCAATATCCGTAACGCTATCCAGTACGATGATATTGGCTTTGCCCTTAAGCGAGCGCTCAACACTTGCTATGAGTTTGTTTAACTCTGCGGCAGGCATAGGCGTGACAGGAGCCTGACCTTCTACGGTGCGATACTTTCCTTCGACAACAATTTCAGCGGGGCGCTCTTCATTGCCTGCAACAATTTCTTCGCCTACTACGGCTTCTTTACCCGCCGCCTTAACCCCCTTGAGCTTGTTGTATCCTTGTTCCGCAGCAGTGTCTTTCTTCTTAAGGCTTTCAGGAGCCTTAAGCGCACTGACAACTTTCTGCTGCTGCTTACTTAACTCTATGCGTTCTTTATTAGCAACTTTTCTTCGAGCAAGCAAATCTTTCTTTGCGGTGGCCTGACGCTCTTTACCCTCAACGCTAGTGGAGGGATTTTTCTCAATGTACTCCAAGGCGCGATCAATGTCGGCAATATCTAGGCGTTTGGTAACAAGCTCGTCAAGCACGCTACGTGAGACGCCTTCCGCTGGCCGCAAAGAAATTTTTACATCTTCTTTTTTGCTCCTGCGTTCATTTTCCAGCGTTGTGTAATCTGCACCTTTACTTTGATATAGGGTGTCTTGCTGCTTTCGTCTAGCAGCTATTTGAAATAGGGTGAGGTTTTCTCCACCCGTAGCAGGCGCTTCGCCCTCTTCCAGCGCTGCTTGTTTATTGGCGTCAACTTCTTTCTGACGAGCTACCTGTGCAGCTTTCTTTTCTTTAGGAGTGAGCTTAACTACCTTTTCTCGTTCTAATCCAACTGGCAGCTTTCCTTCTTGGATAAGGTTGCTTAACCATTCGTCTTTTATGTACGCTTGTTCAAGTTCGGCAAATACCTTGGCCTGCCCCTTAAAAGTAAGTGGCTTTTTGCTGGCTAGGCGATAGGCTTCCTGATACGCGGCGTCTGCTTTTATTAAGTCAGGCAGGATTTGAGCGCGTACAGCCCCATCTTTTTCAGCCTCATGTGCAGCTTTAAGTTTTTCGTATGCTTGTTTAAGCGGTTCAATCTCCGCAAAGATGTACTGCCTAGTTCTAGCACGTTCGCGCTGAATAGTTTTCTCAAGGGCGGCAATACGTGAGCGATACCCACCAAGCACTTTCAAGGGAGATCTTGATCCCTTACGAATGCTTTCTTCTTCCCTAAAAATAATCTGTTGCTGGTCAGCGGCAGTAATAACAGGCAGATCGCCGCGATTCTTGGCCTCTCGGCGGAAACGTTCGGACTCTTCAATCGCGGTGTATTGCTTTCCTTCTTCAGAATTTACTTCTTGAATGCGGCGGTTCTCTTCCGCAATCTCCGCTTCGCGCTTGGCTGCGCGTTCTGCGGCGGCGATGACTTCTGCTGCGCGTGCCTTTACTTTGTTTGCTGCCGCTTCAGGATCCTTATTGCTTTCCTCGCGATCAATCAGCGCTTTCTTGAGATCGCCTTCTGCTTTGGCTGCATCTGTGCGAGCGGTAGTAAGCTCCTTCTGAGCCTTGGCAATTTTTGCGGGTAGATCCCACAAGCGGCTCATTGCACGGAAAGAGCCAAGCTCTCCTAGTGTCTGCTCCAGTTTCTGCTTTCCGTGAGCAACAGTAAGGTTTGCCTGCTGCACGGCTAAGGCCAGTTCAGCGTATGCCATTTCAGCTTCTACTTCGCGCAGCCGTGCAACAGTCCTGTCGATCTCTGCTAACAGCAGCGTCTGCTCCTGTGTGGTTAGGTACTTACGCGCCTCGACGGATCGAATCTTCTGGTTCCGTTCAAGCAGCAGATCATCAATCAAACCGCGTATCTGCATCCGCTCCACAACTCCCTGAGTCATGTTCTCTGCGGTCTTGGCAAGATCCTGTGCAAGCAGCGGCAGTTCGCCAGATATCTTGGTCAGGTTTCTGCCTGCTTCAGTTGCCTTGGTCCCTAAGTTCTGAGCGTCGGTAAGCGCTGTGAGCTTTTTGCTAATCTCTTCAATTTGTGGGCGCAACGCTTCCAGACGCTTCTTTGCATCGGCTTCCGCCCGATCCGCCGCAACCAGTTGTGCAAAGTACTTGCGAACAAACGGGCTCTTTTGCAGGCGCTCGAATGCAGCGCGATCTTCCTTAACGTAGCCAGTCTCTTTGGGCTGCGCCTTGAACAGGTCTCCCTGCTCAACTGCCGTGTCTTCTCTACCGTACTTGGCCCGATCAATAAGCTCTTCAAGATCGGCCTGCAACGACAGCGCAGGCGCTTCGTTGGCAGAAAAGAGCGTGTTCTTTGTTCTTCTCCGGGCAACCTTACGCTCTTGTACAGGCGTCTTCTCTGTGGTGATTCTTTCGCCTTCAGCGGTTCTTGCTCTTGTTTCAAGCGCCGGAATACCTTCACGAGTGAATTCGCGATACTTTGGCTGCTTGCGGGTATCGATACCCTCTTGGCCGCTCTCGATTTGGGTAAGCTGTCTGTCAAGCAAAGAGTAGAAGCTCTCGCCAGCAGTGGCTCCCGGCTTCATTGGGCGTGACAGGCTCTCTTCGTTCGCCAACAGTTGCTTGGAGTACTCAAGCGGCTTCTGTAGATTTTTTAGGCGCTGAGAATTATTGGCATTTTCAAGCGCACTCTTTATGGTCTCGTAAGTCGTTTCCGCTGCATCGCGCTGCTTCTTAAGTGCTTCAATCTTGCCGCTATCGGAAGTGCGTTTAAGCTGCGTATCTATTTTCTTGATCGCGTCCTTGACCGCCTGAAGTTTCTCTTCGAGCTTTGGAATGCCTGCTTTTTCTTTGGCGGCATCCAGTTCCTTTTGCATCTTCTTGATAGCTTCTTTCCGCCGTGCAATGCGGTCTTCTTGCGCGGCAGTAAGGAACTGCACCCCGGGCTTCATGCCGGGGGTAGCTTCGGTGGTTACTGATACATCACTGGTTGGCAGGTACTGCTCGGCATCCCGCAGCAAGTCATACGCTTCTGGTGACAGATCGTTGCGGACCAAAAGTTGGGCCAAGCGTTGCTGAAGATCTTCGTAACTCGTGCGGCCTTTTGCGGGAGTCTGGAAGGAGGTAAGCTTGAACTCGCCTGTACCAGCAACACGCCGAGCAGTTTTCAACTCTTTATCTGCTTCGCCTGTGACGGTTCTGCCTGCTTGATATTTCTCTTGAAGCTCGGCATACGCCGCGTCCATCATCTCTTTAAGCCGCTTGACCTTTGCTGGGTTTTTGTCTGACTTTTCAGACTCGGCCACATAGGCGCGTTCGATGGCCTGTGCTTTACGACGAAGCGCCGCAAGCTCGGGCTGCATAGAAAGGTCTTGCTGCATCTGACCAAGAGCAGCAGAGTTATCCTGCTCATCTCGCCCGAATACAGGCTCAAGCTGATATCTGAACTTTTCAGATTCCGGTACTGGGCGCTGCCCAATACGTTGCAGCGCTTCTGTCTCCGCGCCTACTTTGGCTTGACGTTCCCTTTCTGGGGCCATCCGAGCGTTGAACTCTTCTTCCGTTTCTCCCGGCTTCAAGTTCTTAGGACGGCCCAAGTCGAGCGTCTGCTGAACGCCCATCTCTTCAGGGATTGCAAGCTGCTCCAGATCTGTCGGCACTGGCTTGTTAGGATCTGCCAGCAACCGCTTGAGTTGATCTGTAAGCTTTTGAATCTTTACAAGCTGCTTATCGGCAAAAACGCTGTCATACGCATCGCTCTGCGCGTTTTCCATCAAAGCGGTTTTTGCTTTGTCCAGCGCTTGCTTGATTGTGTTTGCTTCTGCTCCCGGAACTAGGGAGCCGCCCATCAACTCAAGTTGCTTGGTGACGTAGGTGTTCTCGTTATCAATGAGCGCCGTGGTCTTTTTGGCCGCAACAAGCGCATCAACATCGCCACTAGCGGCGGCAAGGCGTTCTTTTTCCTTAGCGTCTGCAAGGATGCGCTCCAACTGTTGCTGCCGTTGGGCAAGGTCTGATGCCGTATCTTCGCTAGGCGCTGTCGCTTGTGCTGGCGGCTCGACGCCCTCCATCCCGGGCAACATGGGCTGACGGAACGGGCCTGCAAACTCTTCTTGCTGCATTTGAGCAGCTTGTCGTTGGGCAGCAGCAGCTTGTTGTTGGGCAGCAGCGGCAGCGGCTGCGTCGGCCTGTTGCTGTTGAGCGGCGGCTTGCGCTGCGGCTGCGGCATCCTTATCCGCTTGCATCTTTGCCCGGATTGGAGCGGTCTCACGCCAGTCGGCAATCGTCTGCTTGTACTCGTCAGACGCCTTCAGATCTTTAAGCTTCTGTTGTGCTTCCTTCTTGGCGGCAATGCCTGCCAGATCGGTTGGGTCAACTGTGGCTTTGGAAGCCGCGAGCAGATCTTCAACCTGCTTTTGCAGAGCGATGTACTTAGCGTCGGCTTCTTGAGCAAACTGAGGGGTCTGCCTCTGAGCAGCGGCAGCGGCTTCAACAGCCTGTTTCTGCTGTGCTAGTTGTTCTTCTTGCTCGGCTTGAGCAATCTGAGCCTGCCGCTTTTCTTCTTGCTTCTGCTTCTCGACCTCCATGCGAGCGCCGCCGCGCTCGGACAGCCGTCCCACTGCACCCAGTGGGCCAAGCAGCGATGTCCGGTATGCGGTCTCGCCGTATTCGCTAAGAGCTTCCTCATTAGTGAGAGGCATTCCTGCCTGTGCCCGCTCCAGCATCTGCTGGGCGACTTCGGTTGGGACTTCGGCCAAGACGCCTTTGCCCGTGCCTTTTGCCAACGTAGTAAGCAGTCTTTCTTCAGCCAGTTTGGCCGCTTTGCCAGTAGCGTCCTTGAGCAGCGCCTTCTCAGGAATGCCAACCAGTTTGCTAACTAGACGCCCGCCCAGCGGGATGTAAGTGCCCAGTACGTCAAGCGGTGCTTGGACGGCAGTCGCGGCAAGTGCTGCGTCTCGATCAATAGAAATTGGCTTGCCTGCGGCCTCTTGCTCTGCCGCCTGCGTTTCAATGTTTCCACCAAACTGTTGCAGCGCTGAAGGAGCGAGTGCGCCAGCAATACCACCAGCAATACCGCCGTATGGCCCCAAACGAGCACCCGCCATAGCACCAGCCCGGGCGCTACCCGCCATTGCAGCGAGGTTAGGGAACTGCTCCGCAAAAGCAAGCGGGACTTGCCGTGCTACTTCTCCAACAGCGGGGAGTACCCCCCTGCCGTAGGCTTCCTTGACCTTATCAAGACCGATCTGGTCAGCGTACTCGGTGTTGATACGCTTACCGCGCTCAAGGCCCGCAGCAGCCGCTTCTTCAGGAGAGCCTATAAGCCCTGCGAGGCCAGCGCGTCCTGAACTAAGCGCCGACTCAAAGCCCTTGCCAAGAGCGGCTCCGAATCCCTTCTTGCCTTCTCCAATCCCTAGCTGGGTTCGGATTATCTCCGCTGCCTTCTCTTTTGGTACGCTGTCTGGGAATTCTACAGATCGTCCATCAGGAAGCTCGACGGTATAAGGCATGGGTCACCTGTTATTTAATTGTCCCTGTGGCTGCATCGTACTTAAGCGTGCTGCCACCTGTTGGGGCTCCTGCGGGAAGACCCGCAGGCATATCGATATTGTACATAGCAAAGGCTTCTTGCAAGAACTCCTTTCTCTTAGCGTCGATCTGCTCTTTGGTCATATTGAACTTCTCAATTTGGCTAAGGCCACTCTTCCAGTTGTCAAACGCAACATCCCCCGCTTTGACCGCCTGTGCCATCTGCCGAGTGTCTGAGCCGTAGTACTTGGCTTGCGCTTCATTCAGCTTTGCCTGTGATTGGCGATACTCATCTACGAACTTCTGGCTCTCTTGCTCGCGCTCCAGCTTCTCGCGATCTTTCTTGCTCAAGAGCGTTGGGAGTCCTGCCTCGCCAAGGATCTGACCGAAGCCCTTATTGCCCGTGTTCTTCGCCAGCATATTGAGACCGAGCATCAGCCAATCATCATTGGTAAAGCCCGAGTCCTTCTTCACCGCGTCAGGCGCTACTTCTTTAGTCGCTTCCTTAGTCGCAGCAACAACTTGTTCCTTTTCCCACTTGCTGAGATCTTCAGCAGGCGTCTCGTCCTTAGTTGGCGCAGGATCATCAAACGTCTCTGGCAGCTTCGCCGCAAGCGCGGCGGCGGCAACCCCCTTCACTGTTCTAGGAATGGGCTTAACTGCCATCGGAGCCCTTGCTGCTGCGATATTTGCTTCGGTGGCGGTACGGGCTGCGGCTGCTGCGGCCCCTGCTTCTGTGGCGGCTAGGCCGCTGGTTGCTGCGGCTTTTTCGGCTGCATTTACTTTTGCCGCCGTCCGTGCGTTTGCCTGAGCGTTACTAGCAGCAACAAGCCCTGAAGGAATCGTTGTTGGGGCGATCAATCTCGGGTCTGTGGGCAACACTCGTTGCGGCCCCATTACGGCTGCTGCTTTTGCCGCATCTGCCGCCGCCACTGCTTGCTTGGCAGCAGCGGTATCTTGCAAACCTTCTGCTGCTACAACAGCCTTATTGGCTTTTCTCACCTCACCGATTTTGTTGGCTGTGGCAATACCCCGCCTAGCTATTCCTACACCGCCAGCAGCCGTTCCCACAATGTCAGCAAGAGCGCCAACAGGATCCATTGCCAGCGTTTCTTTAATACCCTGTTCGCTGCCGTAGCGATCTCGGAAGAATTGCGCTGTTCTGCTTGCTGCTTCTCGTTGTTTTGCTGCGGCTTCCTGTTGTTCAGGCGTACTGTACGCATTGATGGCGTTAGTCACGCTTTCTGGAAGAGCGTATTGAAGAGCCCCCCCTCCGATATCCATCACGTTCCCGATAGTAGTTAAAGGGTGCGTGACCATCTGCCCAAGGGACGAAAACAGGTTTCCTGCACTCTCAGGCGCGTTAACAAGTGCTTCTCCGGGGACTTGTGACCAAGTACGTTCTGCGCGGCGGTTGAAGTCTGTTGAGATAGGCGCTCGGGGTTCCTGTGCTGGCGACGTACCTGCCAACCCTGCTGGTGTAGCGGCTTGTGCGCTGGAGATAACGCCCCCAACAACTTTTTTAAGATACCCCTGAGCTTCAGGCTTAAGCTGCGTTGGGTTGATATTGCCGTTATTGGCCTTAAGGTGCTTATCTGCGAGCGTTTCCCCGTCGTGATACGCCATTGCTATCTTGGCGGGATCGCCGTCATACTTATCGTTTAGCGTAGCCATAAGAGTCAACGACGCATCGATGTTCTTATATGGGTCAGTGAAGTCTTCGTCTTTCAAGCCTAAGCTTCTGCCCGTTTTTTTAACGAGTTGACCGATGCCTGTGGCAGAACTTGTGGGGTTCCGAGCATTTGGGTTATAGCCAGACTCCGTTTGGAAAATAGAATCTACAAGCCCACGGTCTATACCGAGCACATCCGCTTGCTTAAGCGCGTAGGCTCGGTACGCTTCTTTTGGGTCACCCTTAACGGTGGCTCCTTCCGCAAACGCTACGATTCCGCCACTAGCCATCTGGGGCATAGGCCCAGCGGGGAGCGCAGCGAGACCTTGGTCCATAGGTTGTTCTTGTGGCATCGCTTGTGCGCCACGAACCTCTTGCCGATACTGCATCTCAGCCGTAAGGGCTATGATGCGTTCTTGATCTTGGTCCTGCCGTGCCTGTTTCAGAGCGTTGGCTAACTGATCGTCGCTGAGGCGTTTCACGTAGCTGGTGATGTCGCCACCGTCAGCATAGCCAACCATGCCGCCTTCCTTGAACAGCCCAGCACCCTTGCCCAACGCGCCCAGACCACCAAGCGTGGCGAGGTCGTTGCCGCTGTTGTTCTCGTACATCTGGCGCTGGCTCGACGAACCAATCGCAGGGTTCTTGATCAGGTCGCTCATGAAGCCCAGTTGCTTGTAGGCATAGTTCTGCTGATCCAAGAAATCTTGGTAGCCGATGTCTGCCGCTTTCTGCGCCTGTGACTGCTGCTGTTGCCCGTAGACGTTTTGCAGCTTGTTGATGTCCATGCCCTGCTGGAACTGCTGCCCACCGAGTCGGGACAGAAGATCTGCGGCTTGCTGCTGTGCGGTGTTGCCGTACTGCGCTTCCTGAATGCGGCGTTGCTGATCGATATTGAACATATTCGCGGCCTGATTGAAGGCATCGCTGTAGCCCTTGGCGTTGATGTCCGCCATGTTCTGCATCGTGTTCTTCTCTGTCAGCGACTTCTGCAACGCACCGCGAGTACCACCAAATGCGCCCATGCCCACCGCTTTGGCGGCGTTCATATTCTGTGCTTGCATACCTGCACTGGCAGCTTCACGCAGTTGCGGAGCCAACGCACCTTCGAGGTACGGGTTCATGTACTGGTTGACGTTCGAGCCCGTGTACTGCTGACCCACTGGGCTGTACTGCCCGCTTTGTGCGGCGTATGCAGACCCTAGCCCGATCTGAGGGGCAACCTGCATATTCTGGGCGCTGTTGAACGACTGTTGCTGCATGGGGCTGAACCCTGCAAGCCGCTCACCACCGTACTTGACATACGGATTGCTGTTGATATCAGTGAGCGCAGCCCCCTTAGCGAGAACGTCTTTCGCGTAGCCACGCGCCCATGCTGGGAGTTCTGCTGTCTGCGTAGTACTAGATGGTTGCTTGCCGCCGCCGCCCCCGTAGATGATGCGCCCACCCGCCACCTTGTGAGTTGCACTGTCTCCAAAAGGCTCCCCTAAAGCATAAAGAGCGCGGCGGCTGTATTCCATGATCAATCCTTAAAAATCTTCTGGTAGATGACCGACTGAAGGTCATAGTCCCTAGTGTTTGCAACTCTGCGCCATCCGGGGCGTCCAATGAACTCAATGCCGATGCAGCCAGCGTCTTTTGCGAATCGCTCTGTGTACTCCTGCATCTTGTCCTCGACAGACTCCATCGTTCCCGGCTCCATAGCGCAGTACTGGATGGTGAGGAACCTCGCCTGCGGGTACTCTTTTATCTCGGTGATGAAGTGCCCGTAGAACTTCTCTTCGTCGAAGACCACCCAAAGCTGCATCTGGCCTGTGATGATGAACCGGACAATGTCATCAACGGATGAGCGCCCCCCACTCCACTCTTCAGAGACCTTCAGATACGGCAGCACCGCCGCTACCGCATTCGTGATGTTCCCATTCAGGATGAGCGTGATGTCTTTCATGCAGGCATTAGTTTGCGTGCGTTGGTCTTCTTGGCGACTTGCTTCTTGCCCGTGGTCTTGCTCCGAGCCTTCTGGATGCGGTCCATCATGGCGTAAAGTTGCTTTGCGCCAGCCGCAGTAGAACCGTTACCCAGTTCCGACACGACACGCGCTGGGATCACGAACTCGCCATCAGCTAGTCGAGCAGGTTGTTTGCCACCAATAACAGCAGGAATAGAGTCGGATACTCCATCTCCGGGACCACGAAGAAGACGCCCACCATCTGAGTAACTCCCCAAGTTTGACTGCGCGGAAGCCAGACCTCGCATTACGCCACCAGCGGCAGCGTTTACGTACCGTGGTTTGAAGTACTGTTGCCCCCTGCCATACGGATCGGGTTCAGGCGTGGGGTTCGTTGGGTTCGCTTCGTAGGTGTACTGCTGCCCGGGATCGGAGTCTTCCTCTTCTTCCTTGTACTTGGGCGGGGCCATTGCGTCTGCGATGAATGGCGCTCCTGCGGCTGCGCCAGACATCAACGCCTGTTTCGTGCCCCCCATTGCGTTCACAAACGCACTCGGATCACTGACCGCATACTCAAGACCTTTGCTCGCCGTTGCAAAAGGAGCTGCTTCGGCTCCTGCTTTTGCTGCATCCATTGCGCCAGTTAGCGCCTGTTGCCCCCGCTCTTCAAAAATTGATGACCCGGGCGAGACGATACTGTTTGCTGTTTCTGACGCAGTCGGAACCGCCCCTGCCTGCCCAACCGCCGCCCCTGCTTCAGGAGTAAGCGACGACCCTAGACTGGTAAGTCCGCCTGCGATGTTAGCGCCACCATAAGCGCCAAGCCCCGCCGTCACGCCCTTCATAACGTCGCCTTTAGCCAGTCCCGTGATTCCACCTACGAGAAATGGCGCGAGAGGGGCCATACCGGGAATCATAGCCAGCCCAGCGCCAGCAATTACCGGGAGAATCTTAGACAGGAACCCCGCTTCAAGGAGTCCCGTTTCGGGGTTGATGCTCAGTGAACCGCCAGCGGCACGAGCAAGTCCTTGCAGGGCGTCTACTTCGCCCCGACCCATGTGAATAAGTTCAGTATCTGGGCCTCGGCCTTGGCTGGCAAGATGGCGAGCAGCGAGTTGAAGGCTCATGGCTTCCTCACAAAAAGATTGCGGTTGATGTTATCACGCCTTGATTCGTAATGGATAGCTCACAGCTACGCCACCGGAAGTGTCGTAATAGATGTCGCCTGATCTAAGAAGCGCAAAATCTACGTCTGTTGGCAGACTGATTTCAACGGCAGAGCTTGTGGGATCTTGCCGACTGCAACTCAGTGCGCTTATAACGTCAGTTACACCGTTTCGCACTCTTACTTGGGTTGCGGCAACTAGGGGTCCGGGGTTGTCCAGACCGTTAAAGTACTGCCGCAGTATGCTGTTTAGCATATCCATGTACTGAGCGCTGTACTCTTTAGGAGCCGCAGGGAGTCTAGGGGCGGTTACGTTTTTGACTGCCATTATTTCCTCCGTCCATCTGGCCTGATATCAATACGAGTGTTACCGAGTTGCCACTGTGTACCTAGCGCCTCAGAACTAACCTTGAACGCCATCTGGCGTCCTCGGATGCGAACGTAGACTTGCTCAGTAAACTGTTGTACGGTGTACGTCCTTGTCTGTTGATAGTTCTGAGCACTGATGACATCCGGGTTATCGGACACTCCGTAGTCAGAGCCGGGGAACGCTCGTGGCCTGACAGTGAACATGGCAGTTGGGTTGTTAACCGTAGACCCGTCAAAGGTCAAGTCAGGGATCAGCCGCCAGACAAACCCGAAGTTGTGCCCGTCACCAATGTCGAAGTCAGAAGACTGGATGAAGGCATTGATAGGCACTGGAGGGTTTACCGTAGCGTCGTCTGTACCTACTTCTTGATACAGCAAAGAGCCGTTCGTAGTTCCGTCCAGCGATCCGTAGATAACCGACATAGGAGTGCTACGCAGCGGGCTGTCCAGCCAAGCGGTGCGCCCTTGGTTTTGACCTTGGTAGTTGTCCCAGTCTCCGTAGGTCCAAGTCTCTTCAAGGAAATCGTAAATGACGTAGCGATCAATCACTGTCGAGTTGGCCGAGCAGTAGAACCACCAGACTTCACTGTACCCCTCGTTCGTGCCAGCAAAAAACTGGAACGACTGAGACATATTGATGTCGGTAAACACATACTCTCGCAGGGTACATGGAAGCGTTTGCACTCGACCAGAGTACACATAGAACTTGTCTACGCCCATCCAGTACGTGATGTTGTTCGCCGTAGTGATTGCGTTAGGGCCAGCAATAGAGATGTTGTCGCCAAGAATCTGGAAGCCCCACACGTACGGTGGGCCAAGGTACTGCATCGAGTAGATAGCAGAGTCAGTCAGAACCAAAATCTCCTGCCGAGTCTGAATGGCAGTAATAATTGCAGACCCTTTACTTAGGCGATAGTCGCCAGCTTGGTTTGTTGAGGCGGGCGTCCAGACGTAGAAGCTTTCCTGATCTGACCACCGAACTTGCATGGGATCAATGGCTTCCGTAGCGTACACCCCAGTAGGATCGTTTGCGCCAAAGGCAATAACAAAACGAGATGAATCCGAAACCATAACGAAGTTAACCGCATCAGGGCAAGTGGAATCCACTACTGTAGGAAACGGCAACAAGCCATCCATATCAGACCCCGCCAAAATCTCTATCCCCCGGTCAAAGATATTTGGGTTAGCGTTAGCCGCCCAGTAGTAAATAGGCCCACCACGAGAGGCGAACACAAGGTTCTCACCAAAGTTAGACTGACTCCACAAGCGCAACTGAAGACCAACTCCAAGGCCAGCAGGAGCAGGATCACCCCAACCGGGACCGCCCGCAAAGCTGCCCCACACGCCAGCGCCCCAGCCAACACCCGTGGTAAAGATATCACTAGCGGTAGTTATCTGGTATGCGGCGTTCGTAGCGGCTCCACCGTCGCCAACGTCACTCACGGTACACGCTTCTGAGAGCGTGATTATGTAGTTATCCGCATCTATTTCTGTAACTTGAAACTCTGCGTTTAGCACAGTAGCCGTTATATCGCCGCCCAAAGATGCCGCACTGTCGAACGTAACGAAATCTCCAGTCTGTACGCCGTTACCTACATCGTTTACGAATACCGTATACCCGCCCACTGCAAGGCCACTAGTGTGCGCTGCGGCAGTAGTACCGTTTACCCCCCGAACGCAACCAGAGAGGTTGTTCCCGGATATGAACCCGTAGGTGATCTCCTCAGTGCCGATCAGAACCTTGCCGCCGATCTCAGAAGTTCCGCCAAACGAAGCCCCGGCAACTACTGGAATGACTGAAGCAAACGAAGTGATGTTAGCGGACAGCGTAGAGAACGCTGGAGTGAACGTAGGTGATGCGGTGGGAACGGGGGCTCCGGGTCCACTCAACAAACGAATCGGGGTGATGTCGAAGAACGCACCGCCCGGACCATTCTGGATGTAGTATTTAAGGTTCGACCCCAAGGCCAGAAGGTTGTAACCGTACAGCGTCACCCAATTCCACATTGCACGGACGGTCCCCCACAAAGTCCCGGTGGGTGGGTAAGCAATTGTCGTAGTAACGTTTTCAATAATTGTAGATAGTGGGCCGTTATCAATCACCCACCCGCCGATCTTCTCGGGTTGCCCAGAACGGAAACGAACCTTGTTGGACTCAAACCAGCCACCTTCATTGGCGTATGAAGTAGCTTCTCGGTTTACTCCGGGTCTGAATACAAGTTTCTGTAGTGGCATATATGCCTCACATTGAAAGCGCGGTGGCTTTTACTTCTGCAACCCTACGTTCCCAGCCCTTACCAAACGTGGGCCACGTAGATAGACCTTCTAGGAACTTCAGGCGTTGGGCACAGTAGTTTCTGATGATGGTGTCTGGAGATACAGCTAGCGTCATAGCAAGAGTTTGTGGTCCGATGGAGCCGTCTGCTGTAGCACCCAGTGCGGTTTGAAGCCACAGAGAAGCCCTGCGTGCCCCGCTATTTACTGCGGCGTCGAAGACACAGTAATCAACCCCGGATGGCAGATTATCGCCCTTAATCCTATTCCAGTACAACTCCTTGTAGAGGGGCTTAACCTTTTCAGGAGTAAGCGCCCTCATTTCTGCTTCGCCAACGGAGCGGTCAATCCAGTCTTCCCAGACTTCTTGAGTAACTCCCAAGTTTGTCCTCCCTCCCGGATCACTGGGGTGATTTACGTAACCCCCCTCGTGCTTGATGACGTGGCTAAAGCAAGCATCCCAGTTGGTATTCATTTCCTTAGTGCCTCACCTTTTTCCTTGGAGCCGATAGAGGAGCCAAACCAAAAATTCAAAACAGTAGACACAACCGTGCCCAATATGAAGCCGAGTATGGTGTCGGCAAACCTGACGTTATTCTCTGGGATTACGCCGAACGTAATAAAGCCAACGTAGGCTGTTGCGGCAACAGACCAGAACACGGTCAAGTACATCGTGAACCGCTTGGAGAAGATGTCGGACTGCTGAAGCGCAATCTTCTGCATATCTCTAGCGTCGGCAGTGTTAGCGTATTCCGCTTTGAGTTTGTCCAGATCAATCTGGGCCAACTTGAGCGCAGCGTCGGGATCAGCGGAGATGGCTTTGGTGACTGCCTCGACGGTATCTGCTACACCCAGCTTAGAAGCAATAGCCGATACAGCAGCACCCCCCAAGGGGCCAGCAACAGCAGTTGCAAGAGCAGGGGCAATGCTTCCGAGAAGTTTGAGCAGTTCATTCATTACGCCGTCCGCTTCCACATATACACAGTGATGTATGGCTGGTAGTTTGCGTTGACCCCAGTAACACCTGCGTTGTCAACCGTTGGGTTGACTGAGTTGTTGCCCGTAGTAAATGCACCGCCACCGCCACCGTTGGCAAAACTTGTAAGACCTACTGTAGCGGCAGTGGCGTTACCGACCATACGATAGTTGTTGTCTCCTCCGTCGCCCTTTTGACGGAAGACTGTCGTACCGCTTGTGATGTTTGAGCCGCCAGAGTCAATATTAGACGCAATAAAGTGCTGGTGAGCCCCTCCAGCAGGTACTGAGCCTGAGTGCTGGTGGATTGTATTAGACAGCGTGTGATTGTGGGTTGGAACAACCGAGTCGGCAGAACCGCCAGTTTCTTCTGCGGCATCGAACAGTGGGTTAGCAGCATTAAAGCCGACTGCAACCCTACCCGCACCAAACGCCACCCAAGTACCGAAGTTAAACAGCGTACTAGGGTTGGAGCCGTTGGTTGCGTTGGTGTAGATAGAGCCGATAGGGTAGAGCAGTTGCAGCGCGGCCTGAACGAACGCCGTGGTTGCTATCTGGGTGGTGTTAGTGCCCGGAGCCGCCGTAGCAGCAGTTGGGGTTCCGGTAAGTTCTGAGATTTGCGAGAAGAAGCTATTGGCATCGCTCCAGACTGCCGCCGTCTGCCCCGCATTGATTACGACAGCCGAGCCTGCGGTAGGCGTAGTGCCGTTGGCTACAGTAGCGTTACGAATGGTCGCCGTGTAGATCGTATCGTTGAAGATCGTGTACTGCTTGGAAACCGGAGGGGCAAACACAGTGAAGTTGTTCGCAAACACGGTTGTGATGCGGAGGATGGCGTTACGCGCTTCATCCGATGCCCCGTCTAACGCAGTAAGAGCGTAGGTCGCACTAGCAACAGATACGGTTCTGTACCCCGCAATGGAGTCCTCAATAATCGTACCGAGGTTCGTGTTCGTCGTGTTACCCCACTGACCAGCCTGATCGCCAGTAGCGATAAGCTCGATACGTAGGTTATTTGAGTAGGACATTTGTATTCCTTAGACCGTGTAGGTAGGAGGCACTGTAATAACGAGGGAGGCAATTCGATAGACTTCCCCGGAAATAATGTTGATATCGGAGATGGTGAGGTCTGCCCCGCTACCCGAGAGCCCCACAGTGCCAATAAACTGCTGGGTTATGGGTGTCGTATCTACGTTGGGGTTGGCTTGTTGTGTGCCAATAGCCCAAAACCATGTTGCCGTACCGGAAGCAGTAGCTGCATAGTTTGTCGTACTCAACGTAAATTTATTGCCTGTGTACGATGCCGAACCAAAAGTGCTATTTGCGTCAAATCCAATTAAAACATCTGCGGCCCCCACGCTATAGCTAGTAAGCCCCGCAAATGAAGTGGGCTTGGTCCCTTGCATAATGTATATGCCAGAGTAGTTGCCATAAATGGGGGCGGAAGGGAAGAACGGGAAATAGGCGTTATTTGAGGAATTATTGTATCCACTTCCGCCTGTTTGAAATCCCGGCTGAAACAACAGCGGCACTACCACGTTCATTAAACCTTGACTAAGCTCTACGATTGCCATGTTGCTATCCTATTAGGTTAAGCGATGCCACCAGCGGAGGTGAGCGAAAAGTCTGCTATGGTATAAGATGTAGCTGCCGCAATAGTGGTACTAGCCAAACGCAGTGGTGCGGTTCCTGCAATATTAGAAACTGGGACCACTATAAACTTAATGTTTGGTATTGTAGTTGGGTACGATAAGGGGTCATACCCGTTCGCCCCCCACATGATTGCCCATTCAGCGGTCCCCGCTGCGTTCGATGTTTGCGCGGTGGGCAATCCGGTATTAACCAAAGAAACCCCAAGGTCTACTACACCTGCATTGGGCTGATATACGGTTGCGGCAGTTGGTAAATTCAGCAAAAACGTATTGTAGTAGCTGGGCCAGTTTGCAACTATATCTGCTGCCGTGGGCTGCGTACCCCCGTATATTGTAAACCCCACATCAATAGAAGCTGGAGGCGTGTTGACTGGGTTAGCACCAGCCAACCCAGTGTTGCACATTGCGTTTATGAACATATTCCTCATGTTCTTTTGAAAAATCACGGCCATAGTGTTACCTACTAAGTGTTATTGGGAGTGGGATATTTGCTGAACCCGTAAAAGCGTTATACCCACCGCCATACAACGTGATTGGGAGCGGGATATTTGCTGGGCCAGTAAAAGCGTAATATCCCCCACCATACAACGTGATTGGGAGCGGAAATGGGAATGGACAAGTTCCCCACACTGGGAAGTAGGCGGGGGTAAGTACGCCGCCATCGTTGAAGTTTGTTGGTAGCGACGGTATCAGAGGGACGCACCAGCCGCTGATGTCTTGGTCAAAAGTAGACGCATTGTTGAACATGAAGTCCATATTATCAACAAGGTCTGTACTCCACGCACTAATGTCTTGGTTAAACGCCGGGGCGCTTTCAAACATTCCCCACATGGTAGTGACAGCCGAGGTATCCCAAACGCCAATAGGCTGGTTGAAAGTCGTCGCGGTTTGGAACATGAAAGACATATTCGTCAGGTTGCTTGTATCCCAAGCAACTACGGAACTGTCGTTAAAGAGCCCGCTGATACGAACACATCTTAGCGAAGACGGCAGGTTGTCTGGAACGTATAGGTTGTTAGGACCGCCGCCACTCTCCAACTGGAAGAACAGTAGCCCTAAGCTGTTGTTCCATGCGTTGATGCCCTGCAACTCGTTCTGAGCCAGCGTACTAACAGTAGAGCACGTACCCGCCAGCGATACTATGCGTACCCCAGTGGATGCATACGTATGGTTGTACGTACTTGGGATCGTAGCCGTTACAAAAGTACCATCGCCCCAGTCAATAATTACATCTAAGGCAGCGACAATGGGGATGGTTCCGTTCTCATCCAGCGAAAGGCTGACGGTTGTACCCACTAACGTTATGTTGTACTGAAGCAGCAGCCCCGGAGATGGGGGCGTGTCAAGACCACTCCAAGAAACCCGAGCAGCGAACGTCATGGTGGTCAAACGCCCCAGACTGGATAGAAGGCGGGAGTCAGGACGCCGCCAGTGTTGAAGTTAGTGGGCTCCGATGGGATGAGTGTGACGACCCATGCGCTGATGTCTTGGTCAAATACAAGCGCACCGGAAAACATGGCTGTCATGTCCGAAACAGCCGATGTGTCCCACGAACCAATATCTTGGTTAAAAGCCTCTGCGCCAGCAAACATGAAGCTCATATTGCCAACTTGAGGCGTATCCCACGCCCCAATATCTTGGTTGAAGACTGTTGCGCTAACAAACATATCTTGCATATTTTGAACCAGCAATGTGTCCCAAGAACTTAGCGGCTGGTCAAAAGCCGCTGCGTTATAGAACATGGCTCGCATGGTCAGAACTGAAGACGTAACCCAAGAGTTAATCGGTTGGTTGAAAACAGTGGCGTCATAAAATACATAGGCCATATCTGCAACCAAAGATGTGTCAAATGCAACTGTCCCATTAAATGCAGTTGCCTCCCTGAACATTTGATTTATATTTGTAAGAGCAACTGTGTTCCATGCGCTTAGATTCTGATTAAAGGCTGTTGCGCCTTGGAACATACTTACCATGTTAGCGACAGCGGATACGTCCCACGTACCAATAGGCTGATTAAAGGCTGTTGCGTTCGAGAACATATTGCCCATGTTCTGAACAGCAGATGTAACCCACGTACCAATAGGCTGATTAAAGGCTGTTGCGTCTTGGAACATGGCGTTCATGGTAAGGCCCGCGCTCGTATCCCAACCACTAATGTCCTGATTAAAGTCTGTTGCGGTATTAAACATAGCTACAAACAGCTCAACATTAGATGTATCCCAAATACCAATAGGCTGATCGAACGCCGCTGCGCCTTGGAACATACTGACCATATCAGTAACATTGCCTGTATCCCATACGCTAATGTTCTGGTTGAAAATAGTGCAACCCGCAAACATCTCTTGCATAATGGTAATAGCACTAGTATCCCACGTAGTAACATTGACATCGTTAAAGGCGGTGCAATTTTCAAACGAAATCCGTGTAATGTCCGCAGGGAGGAAGTCGGGCACACTAACTAAGTCGGCGGAACTAATATATGCTATTGGTGTAAGCCCAACGTCCCAAGAAGTTATGGCGGTAAATCCATCGACAAGAATCAACTCATCACACGTACCGTAGATTGCAACTGAAACCGTGCCAGACACGGCGACATAGGTATGA